TGTCTAATTATTATCTGGCTACGCTAACCCGAAATACGTTTACCGTTTCGTTTGATGAAATGTTAGAGGAAACGATTAAGACGGAAGGAAGAAAGGTTTTCTACGACACTTTGTCTGGAGGAGAGAAAAAGAAAGTATCCCTCGCTGTAATGATGGCTTTAAACGACCTTTTAGTTTTATCCGGAAAGGAAAGGTCTAATATTATATTCTTTGATGAGATAGCCGACTCTCTTGACCGAGAAGGGGTAAAAGGTTTATGTGATTTAATGCAAGAATTGGTAATAAAGAAAAAGTTATTTATTATCAGCCATAATGATTATCTAACGTCTTTAATAGAACACGACGCAACAGAATTACAGGTAATAAAGCGTGGTGGAATTACCACTTTTAAGTGATTTGTACTAAATAGAGTACCTAATCGCAAGTATTTAGGAAATAAAATGATTAAACCTTTTGGAAAAAGACTTCTCGTGCAACGCCGAGAAACAAGTATAGAGAGTAACGCAGGTATTATTATACCTGATGAGTGCCAAGGAAAACCTACCAACGAAGGCGTTGTGATTGACGCATCAGAAGATTGCAAACTTAAACCCGGAAACTATGTTATTTTTGGGGACTTTGATGGTAAGGAGATTGAGTGGGAGGGGGTTGTATACCTTCTTCTTATGGAGGATGACGTAATAGCATTCATGGAGAAAGCAGAATAATGACATATGACATACCAAAAGATTCGTTACAAGAATCAATTTTCATGGATAAGTACGCTTATCCCGGCGAGACAAAGTGGAAGCAGTTAGCTAAACGCGTATCTAAAGCAGTAGCTCTTCCAGAAAAAGAAGAGGTTAGAGAGCAGACTGAGAAGAAGTTCTTTGACGCTATTAACTCTGCTGATTTCTGCCCAGGAGGTCGTATTCTATTCGGCGCTGGGCGTAACAAATACAATATGCTTAACTGCTATGTTCTCGACCCTGAAGATTCAGTAGAGAGTATTGGTAAAACCATTGCGGACATGTATAAGATTTCATGTGCTGGTGGCGGAGTAGGTTTCAACTTCTCTAAGATTCGTCCTAAAGGAGACGACATCCAGAATATTCAATGGTCAGCACCAGGCTCAATTTCAGTCATGAAGATGATTAATGAGATTGGGGAACACGTTCGTGCGGGCAAGAACCGTAGAACAGCTTTGATGTCTATTCTAAGTGTTAACCACCCTGACTTCCTTGAATTCCTATCAGTTAAGCTTGACCGTAAAGAACTTACCAACTTCAATATCTCCGTAGCCATTAATAATAGGTTTATTTCTGCTGTAGAGAACGATGAGGATTGGCACTTTACCTTCGGAGGTAGGCACAATAAATACTTCTGCTATAATGTTGAACGTACAAATGAGAAGGGCGAGGTAGACATTGTAATGGTGGTCGCAAAGGACGAAGATGATGCGGTGGGAAGAGCTGACCAGAACCATAAGGCAGGTTGGACGGATACGTTCGCAAACGCAGTGCTAACCCCTCTTAAAGCTAAAGATATATGGGAAAGACTTATATCTAACGCAGTTGAATCTGGAGAGCCAGGAATATTCAATGTTGACTTAGCAAACGAGTACACCAATGTATCTTATTTTGAGGAAATGCCTGCTACTAATCCATGTGGTGAAATTACACTTCCGGCTTATGGTAACTGCTGTCTAGGTCATGTTAATTTAGCTAATATGGTAGATATGGATGGAAACATCGACTACCGTAGATTGGCTAGAACTGTACGGGTAGGAGTTCGATTCCTGGATAATGTTTTAACTGCGAATACATTCCCAATTCAGGAATGTGAAGATGTAGGTCTTAGAAGTCGTAGAATCGGGCTCGGTGTTACTGGACTTCATTATTTCTTAATCAAAGCAGGATTTAAGTATGGCTCAGAAGCATGTTTGGAATTCCTAGAAAGGCTTTTCGCGACTATCAGGAATGAAGCTTATAAAGCGTCTATGTACCTTGCTCGTGAAAAGGGAAGTTTTCCAAAATATGATTTTACCAAACTAAAAGAGGAAAAGTTTATGAAGACTCTACCTCCACGAATAAGAGCTGATATTAAAAAGAACGGGCTTCGAAATGCGGTAATGCTTACCGTAGCCCCTACAGGAACTATTAGTATGGTTTTAGGTGTCTCTACAGGACTGGAGCCTATTTTTGCACCTGTATACATGCGTAAGTGGAAAACTTCTACACCTGGAGTGTTTAATGAAAATATCGTTATAGACCCTTTGTTTAAAGAGATGTATCTGCGAGGGCGAGACTTGAAACACTGCGTAGGTGCGTATGACGTCTCACCAGAGGAACACATGAAGGTGCAGTCGGTAGTACAACAATACATCGACTCTGCCGTATCTAAAACGTGTAATTTACCTACTGAGTATAAGCCTGAAACATTATATGAAGATTTACTTCACTATGCACACGACTTAAAGGGTGTTACGTTTTACAGGGCAGGTTCAAGAGGTAACGAACCTCTTAAAACCGTTGACCATACTACAATTGACTTGCAAGAGTTAATAACTTCAGGAAAGGTTCAAGAGTTAGCCTCTTCTATCGAGACCTGTGTAGATGGAGTGTGTGAAATATAATGCCAATGTATAACTATGAGTGCACTTCCTGCGAAGTCATCTTTGATGAATTCGTGTCTATGGAATACTATCAAGAACCTCAAGAACATGATGAGTGTGGAAATCTTTGCGAAAGAACCGTTGAAGGGCAAACATTCAATGCACATGGGATTGGGTTGAAAGAAAGGTATACTGAAGGAAGGCAGAAGCAAACTGAAAAAGCGTGGATGGAACAGGAAGTTGAAAACACCTCTGAAGCCCTTAAAGGCGAGACAGGTGCATCCCCTTACTCAAAAATGTCTATGAACATCGACGTACTTGAAAAACAAGGAAGGTGTAAAAAAGTATCCAAGAAGGACGCACACGCTAGGAAAAAATCAGCAGAGAAACTGAATCAAGACGCCGCGAAAAATTTATCTGAGGAAGAGGTAAAAATAGTAACCCGCCCCGATAGAGCGAGGTCAAAATAATGGTAAAAATTAGATTTTATAACACATCAACAAACCCTGACCCCGCATTCAAACACGACTCTGATGCGGGTTTTGATTTGTATGCTAATGAAACGGTGTACATTCAAGGGGGTGAGACCAAATTGATAGATATTGGACTGCGTATAGACGTTCCTCCTGGGTTTGAGGGTCAGATAAGGCTTAGAAGTTCGTTCGCAAAGAAAGGGTTGTTAATCCCTAACGCCCCTGGAACTATAGACGCAGGATATAAAGGACCTATTATGGTTGCCCTTCGGAACGCTGCAAACTACCAATCCTTTAAATTAAGTAAAGGTGAAAGATTTGCCCAAATTGTAATAAATGAAATTCCGGACGTAAGTCTATACCCTGTAACGAAGGAGGAGTTCTTCGAAGAAGAAACTTCTCGTGGGGACGGAGGTTTTGGAAGTACTGGTCGTTTTTAGAGAGAAGTTGACTTTAATATAGTAATGGCTAAATATGAACTATCTGATAACATCCAAAGAGGGATTGTGTTTCTAGCAAAATCTGACAAGAACTTTCTTGTACAGGTAATGCCTATGATTTCACCAGACTACTTTGAATTTCCGTCACACCAGAAGATGTATGTAATCATCATGGATTACTACAAGAAGTACGGAAAACTTCCACATGATGAATTTATATTAGAAGAGGTTAAAAGGGTTAAATCCCCAAATGAACTGTTCTCTGATTTTAAAGAGGAACTTGAGCGCATCAATGAGTTGGACGAGTCTTCATTAAATAATGAAGATTATCTCCTTGACTTGGTAGAAGGTTTTGCAAAAGAGCAGGCGATGAAAGAAGCGATTATACGCTCCGCAGAACTTGTAAAGAAGAAGAATTTTTCGGATATAGAACCTTTAATGCGTGAAGCTTTAAGAGTAAGTCGTAATGTTGATTTAGGTATAGATTATTTCTCGTCTATAGAGGATAGAATTTCACGGGTAGATGAAGACTCAGTTGATGCTAAACACCGAACAATATTTCCATCCTTAAATGAAGCACTAGAAGGGGGCATGGCTGCAAAGGAATTAGCTATGGTAGTTGCTCCCCCTGGAGTAGGTAAATCTCTTTACTTGGCTAATCAAGCTGCAAGGTCTTGTTTGGATGGTCAAAATGTTCTTTTTGTCACTTTAGAGATGTCGGAAGACCGCGTAGCTCAGAGACTCGATAGTATTTTTACACGTATCCGCCAAGAAGAACTTAAGCATAGAGGAGGTGATTTAAAAGACAGGCTTGACCAAATTACATCCAAAGCTCCTAACAGAGGAAACATTAAAATTAAAGAGTTTCCTACTAAAAGAGCTACTGTGAACACTTTAAGGTCTTACCTTGTACAAATTCAAAATTACGAAAACTTTGTACCTGACGTAATTATCCTTGACTACCTCGAGCTGCTACAAACAGACTCAAATTTGGCAGAATATCAAGCCCAAGAGCGGTTAGCTCAAGAGCTACGAGGATTAGCGATTGAACACACCTGCCTTCTTTGGACAGCAACGCAAACAAATAGAGAAGGTAAAAAAGTAACCCTTATTACAGACACAGAGTTAGCTGATTCCTACGGGAAGACTCGTGTTTGCGACCTCGTATTCTCCGTAAACCAAACTGAAGAAGAGTTTGACCAAGGGCAAGCAAGGTCTTATATTATCAAGTCCCGAAATGGAAGAGCACGCTTCATAATACCTACAGATATTGATTATCAACGTCTGGTTATATCACAGAGAAAATAATGACACCTAAAAAATTCAAAAAACCAACACATCCTATGACGTTAAATATAGGGTATAAATCTTTTCAGATTGTTCAAGCCTCCCTAGAAAAAGAATCGTTATATGGGTGTGTTGAGTTTTCCAAAAATACAATTACTGTTGACCCTTTTCAAGAGTTAACTGACTACAAAGGTACTTTACTTCACGAAATTCTACATGTTGGCTTTGACATGTTTGGGTTGGGAGATGATGATGAAATGCCTACAATAACGAACGAGTTTATCACACACATTACATCTAATATGTTTCAACTACTACAAGGGTTAAACCCTGAACTTTTCGATTTTCTAATTAGCAATGAATAGCACTGACATTACAGACGTATACGAAAATATTGAAGACCAGTATTTAGAAATATCTAAGAAGTATCTTCAAATTGAAGAATCTGATTTATCTAAAACTTTAATTACTTTAGCAGCAACTTACGCATTTTTTGCGTCCGTACAATCTTACGCAAAAAAGGTTAAGGACTTAAAAGCACTCCAGTTAGAAGGCTCTGAAGCAACTGTAATGGAGCGACGAAGAGAGGAACTTGTAGCTCAAGGAGTTAAGCCTACGCAAGCTGCATTAAATAGTTACATTTTGTCTGTTCCCGACCTTATTAATATGAGAGTAGCGGTGCTAACAGCCGAGAACAAATATAATCTTTCTAGAAATTTAGTAAGCGCATTAGACCATCAACAGTCTATGCTAATTCAAATTTCTGCAAATAAACGCGCAGAAACTAAGCTTCACGAGCTTTAATACATTAACTAGAATAAACTAGCACAACAACAACAATAAAACAAAACTATGGTAAATATCGACGCACTAAAGCAAAAGTATAATCAAATCAATCGTGTGGGCACGGGCGAAAACTCTGACTTCCTTAAGAAGTTTTTAATGATGGAAGAAGGTACAACGACTGTACGTATTCTCCCTTCAAAAAATGAGGAGCAGGAGTTCTACGCTGAAACAGGCATCCACCGCATTAATGAAAAGAATCATCACTGTCCAAAAGTAAAAGGGGATAACTGCCCTTTATGTGATTTAAGTTTCAAACTTTGGAACACTAAAGACGAAGGTAATATGGCAATTGCCCGTGAGATTAAGGCGCGTAAGCGTTTCTATCTCAACGCTGTAGAGCGTGAAACAGGAGAGGTGAAAATCTTATCGGTAGGTATAAAACTATTCAGTAAGATTTTAGATTGCTTCTTTGATGAAGATTACGGAGACATTACAAGTCTAACTGATGGTAATGACTTTAAAATCGTAAAGGACAAATCTGGACAATGGCCTAACTATGATAAATCTGCGCCGAAACCTAATAAGTCTACCGCAGGGTCGGATTCAGAGGTTGCAACGTGGATGGATGAGTTGCATGATGTTCACGGTCTTGTTAAAGTCGCCACGTATGAGGACTTGAAGAGAATGTCTATGGAAATTACAGGGGATGACGTTGTAGAAGCTGTTAAAGCAAATACGACAGCTCCTGAAAAGACCGAAGGTTCTGAAGAAGAAGATTACCTATCTCACTTGAAGGGTCTAGGAACTTAATGACTAAGTTAGAACTTAGAAGAGAGAACCGCGAGAAAATAAAGATTCTCGCGGTTCCCGCCAATTACGGGGGTTGTAGTTACTACCGAATTATTATGCCTATGGAGAAACTCCAAGAAAAGTTTCCTGATGAGGTAGAAGTTCGGGTAAACCTTAACCCTTTAGATTGGGATGAAGAGACTAAGACTCCTCCCGAAGAAGATGCTATGTTGGAAGATATGAAATGGGCGGATATAGTATTCACTCAAAATATATCTAACATAGGTCCTCATTACATGATAGCTTTGATTAAGAAGGCGAAAGAGTTAGGTAAGTTTGTTCATTACGATACAGATGATTTACTAACAGAACTTTATGCAGGTCATAGGTTAGAAGATATGTACAAAAAGAATAAGTTAGGAGAGCTTACAAAAGTAATTTACCACAATTCAGACCTTGTCTCTGTTACACAACGTAAGTTTGCAGAAAGAGTCTCAGAATATGTTAGAGGTACTTTAGTTGTTATAAAAAACGCTATAGACTTCGACCTTGAATGCTGGAGGTATCCTCGGTTTCGACAGCCTAAAAAAGCACCTTGCCGTATTGGTTGGGTAGGAGGAATTCACCACGAGCAGGATGTAAAGCAAATCCCAAATGTTGTGATGAGTGTGAATGAGAAAGTAGGACCCCAGAATGTTAGATGGGGGTTTTATGGTCGTCCTCCTTTAGAACCTGGACAGGAAGGTGATTGGCAACAAGATGTTTGGGACTCATATGAAAGGATTTTAACCCGGGGAAGTAAACACAAAAACTGGGATATTTTTCCAGCGGCACCTTCAGATAAGTACGGTATTATGTTTACACAAATTGATGTTGCTATTGCCCCTCTTGAATGGAATGAATTTAACGACTCAAAGTCTGAAATTAAACTTATGGAAGCTGGGCGTTATGGAATACCTTTAGTTGCTACGGACTGTGGGTGTTATGACGAGGTTATAGAGAATGGAAAGACGGGATTTTTAATCTCGAAGGATAACCCTCGTAGTGAGTGGGTGAAGGTTCTTTCTAAGTGCATTAAAGATAGAGACCTTGTAGAAAGGATGGGGGCAAACCTAAAAAAGATTACTGATGAAAAGTATAATATTAATAATCACATAGGGGAAAGGTTAACCTTGTATAAAAAGTTATTGGGGAGAAGTGATGGTGAATAACCCTTTAATAAACATACTAACCCGCACATCTAATAGACCAAAGTTTTTCAAGGATTGTGCGGCTAGTGTAAGGCTCCAAGACTATAAAAACATACGTCACATAGTAGGAGCTGATAACCAGGAAACTTTTGATTACGCAAAAAAGGAGACTTCTGATGTGTTTTTAATCCCTTCAATGCCTAGAAAGCCTCAGTACGGGATAATGCACTCTCCTTACAATCTTTATATGAATGCATTAACAGCGGAGGTTAAAGAGGGGTGGGTTATATGTTTGGATGACGATGATATGTTGACGCGACCAGACGCAATCTCCACGCTAGTAAAGAACCTAACTGCAGTGGATTCCCTGGTTCTATGGAAGGTGCAGTTTCCTCACAGGGTCATACCTTCACCTCAAACTTGGGGAAGGTTTCCGGTACTAGGTGACATAGCGAGTATTGGATTTGCATACCATATCTCACATAATTGGGCAGCTCAATGGGATGAAGTTAAGGAATCTGATTTTCGGGTAATTTTAAAGTTGTTTCGAGTGTTACCACAAACCGTTTGGCTTGATGACATTCTTACTAAAGTGAATTATACTCAGATAGAGAATCTTGTAGGTGCTGGAAGTGGACTTCAAAAAGATAAATGAAAAATTTAACAATTGGGATTATTGGGTATGGAGAAATCGGGCAAGGCTTAGATAAAGTCTATGTTGAGAAAGGCTATATCCCTCTAATTAAAGACCTTGACCGCGACGATTGCTTGGGAGGGGTAAATGTTTTGAATATTTGTATTCCTTACAGTTATGATTTTGTCGCGCAGGTTTCGGAGTACATTGATACTTTAAAACCAGGCATGACTATCATACATTCAACTGTACCCCCAGGTACTACGCGACTGATAGGAGAAAATTATCCTGCTGTATGCCACTCTCCTGTTAGAGGCGTACACCCTAAGTTAGCGGAAGGTATTCAAACCTTTGTAAAGGCTTTTGGAGGTGTATGCGCGAGACCAGCTGCTAAACATTTTACACATGATTTGGGTGTAGACTGTGATGTGTATGAGTCGTCAATTACTACTGAGATAGCTAAACTCTTAGACACCTCTTACTATGGTGTGTGTATTGCATGGCATGATTATGCTAAAAAGCTGTGCGCTAAACATGGCGTTAATTTCGATGAAGCTCAATCACACTACAATCAAACTTATAATAATGGATACAAGGAGTTAGGGAAGCCTAATGTCGTACGTCCAACCTTAACCCCTCCTGACGGTTCCATTGGAGGTCATTGTATAGTTCCTAATGCAGAGATTCTACAAGCAGAACTAGATTCTAAATTACTACAAGCAATCATAGATTTAAAGTGAAATCGTTCTCCGGTGACTTTGAGCTTATTTTAAATAAAGTAAAGAACAGAGAGTCTTTTTCTTTTAGCAAGTACGCTGATGGAGAATATAAAATTTTGCGCAATGAAAAAATTACCAACTGCGACAACTGGACATTCGACCCCGAACAACACCCAGAAGAGCAGAAGTATTTAATGGAGTCCTTCCAATACGACCATAAAGATTATTTTGTAGGGGTTAGTTGTCGTTGCTGTCAGCCTCCTGAGAACTGTGATTGGATGAAAGACCGAGTTAAATCTTCCAATATTACATGGGCTAATCTGTTCGTTAATTCGAACTATCCGCAGTTTGTTACCCACATGCTAAAAGAGTTTCATGAGTGGGAAGGGAGAAAGGTTTTGTTAGCTAATGAGGCAGGCAAGGACAGACGACTTCCCTTCAGAGTTGATATGTATATCCCATGTAACGGACACGCATTTCTAATGCCTTACTTAAGAGAACATTTAACGCACATGACACAGTTAGCATGTGAGGAAGATAACCAATTATTTTTATTTTCTGCTGGACCGTTAGGTAACATATTAGCCCATAAATTACAGTTGGCTAACCCCAACAACACCTACCTCGACATTGGCTCTACGATAAATCCGTGGACTGTAGGTTCTAACAGAGGGTATTTACTGCGTCCTCCCGAAACGCTCAAGACTTGTATTTGGTAAATGATTCTTCTTTGTTTTGGAACGCGCCCTGAATGGTTAAAAATAAAGCCATTAACAAAAATACTAAAAGATTATAAACTTTTATTTACAGGACAACACCCCGATTTATTAGAGGGTATTGAAGTGGACTATAAAATAAATATTCGTGAAAATGGTAATCGCCTGGACGGGGTTATAAGCGATTGTTTGTTACAGTTCCCCAAAGGGAAGTTTGATTCGGTTCTTGTTCAAGGAGATACGGCTTCCGCTTTTGCGTGTGCCTTAGCCGCCTTCAATAGAAACCTTAAAATTTATTATCTGGAAGCAGGGCTGAGAACCTATGACCTGGACCACCCTTATCCGGAAGAAGGATACCGTCAGATGATAGCACGTCTATCCAACGTAAACTTATGCCCAACTGATTTGTCTAAACATAATTTGAAAAAGGAAAAGGTTCAAGGGGAGCTTTACGTAGTAGGAAACACGGTTCTTGATAATCTTCTACCTTATAAGGAGAAGTGTGAGTACACCAATAAAGTTTTAGTTACTTTACATAGAAGGGAGAATCATGATAAAATGGATTTATGGTTCAAAGCAATTAATGAGTTAGCCGAGGATAACCCTTCACTTGAATTTATACTCCCTCTTCACCCTAACCCTAATGTTAAAAAACACGCTAACCTGCTTCCACACGTTACTGTTGTAGAGCCTATGGACTACCCTGACCTACTTAACTTACTTGTGAAGGTGCGTCTGGTTATTACGGACAGCGGGGGGTTACAAGAGGAAGGAAGTTTCTTTAATAAAAAGGTTCTGGTATGTCGGGAAACTACTGAGAGACCAGAAGGTATTACGACAGGGCACTTACATATGTGTGCAACTCCAATAGTATTAAAAAACAAGTTCAACTTTGTTAAAGATGACGCTATAATAAATCAGAAGTGCCCTTATGGTGAAGGAAACTCTTCAAAAAATATAAAAAAATTACTATGATGGACGCAACTAACTACTGGGAAAGCAGGTACACTGGAGGAGGTAATTCAGGGCTAGGGTCCTACGGCGAGGAAAACGCATTTAAGTTTTCCTACATTAAAGAGATTATAGAAACTTATAACTTAAAGTCTATAAATGATTTTGGGTGTGGGGATGGGAACCAGGTAAGTCAGCTAAGACCGCCTTACATCGCCCACGAAATTGCTTATAAAGGGTGGGATGTAAGCGAAATCGCTGTAAACAAGTGTACGGAGATGTATAAAGACGTAAGCTCACATGAGTTTTCCTACGACATATCCGAATGGGACGCCGCTGACTTAGGTTTAAGTTTAGACGTACTTTACCATATTGTTGATGAAGATATTTTCTACACTTACTTAGAGAATCTTTTTAATAAATCTAAACAGTATGTTATAATTTACGCTGTGAACCATGACCTTTTAAGAAACAACTCCCACATATACAGTAGAGCTTTTGTTGATTATGTTGTAGAAAAGTATGATTGCGAGTTGGTGGATACTCGCCCATACCCAGATAAGATAGGGCGCGGGGACGTAACTTTTTACTTATTTAAAAAATGATTACCGTCATACTTAATGCCTATAAACGTACCGACTACCTGAAAGAACAGGTTGAAGCGGTGCGCAACCAATCTATACCTCCTGAGGATATTTGGATTTGGTATAATAAGCCAGAAGACCGAGAACAGATTGAGCTAGATGCTCCCGGGTGCAAAATCGTTCAATGTAATCATAACTTCAAGTTCCATGGTCGCTTTGCTTTAGGGTTAGTAGCTCAAACGCCCTATGTCGCATTTTTTGATGACGATACAATCCCTTCTCCTAAATGGTTTGAGAATTGCTTCAATACTATTAAAGAGGGTTATGATGGTATTCTTGGAGGTATAGGGGTGGTCTTAGAAGGAAACGCGTACTCCCCCCACCACAAGGTAGGATGGCATTTCCCGAATGAAAAGGTAGAGGAAGTTGATTTAGTAGGGCATGCTTGGTTTATGAATAAAAATTATTTGCGTTACCTGTGGTATGAAGCTGTCTCTTATACACATCTGACGCTGCCGACGATCTTACGC